CAACAACTCCGCCGCCAGCAACGCCGTGTTGACTTCCTCCTCTTCCTCTATTCCTGCGCCCTCATCGCTTTCCTCGTCCACCTCGCCCTCTCTTGACGCCACCCTCGACGAACTCACCCACCTCGCTGCCAGTGAAAAGGCCATCCAAGCCCGACGCCAAATCCTCCTTGACGCACTGGATCAACTGGTGGAAGCGGGTCAGGCAGACGAGCAGATCGTTTGGAACGATTTCAAGATCTCCCGCCGCATCCGCAAGTCCTACGCCTACCCGGACTACATCGCCGAACAGCGTGAAGCCGTTAAGGCGGCAGAACGACTATCGGTCGCCCTGGGCGAAGCCACGCTGACCACCACCAGCTTCTGGGAAGTGCGCCAGCCCAAGCCATGACCACTGACATCACCGCAACGCTGGAAGAACGTGGCACTCGCTATGGCATCTTCTCCACACACGCCAAACTCACCCAAGACCTCAAGCGCGTCATCCGCAGTCATCAGCTCATCTGTGCTCCCCACAAGCCAACCCTTGCTGATGATCAGCAGGAAGCTCTGGACATGATCTGCCACAAAATCGCCAGAATCATTAATGGCGATGCCGACCATGCCGACTCATGGCATGACATCGCCGGCTACGCCCAGCTCGTCGCTGACCGCCTAAATGGGCTGGAACGATGACACCTACGGCCACCATCCTTGCGGCATCGCCTATCACGCTCGGCCACATCCTGCAACTCACGCACGCCTTCAACCTTCCGGCCGCCCTCACGGTCGCCACACTGATGCGCCATTGGCACTGTGATCAGTCCACGGTCTCGCGTCGCCTCCAGGCCATCAGTCAAAGCAACCTCGCCTACATCCGCCGTATGGCACGAGCGACGTACTGGATTGACCCCTTGGTGCTCACATGACCAACCACAAAGCCACGCCCGAGCAGTGGGCGCTGCTTGAAGAGCTAAGCGCCCCTGAGTACGACAGCACCATCCTCGAACTGCGCACCCGCGTTGAAGCCCTGGAAGCTGCCAACTCCAAACCAACTCCTAATCCAAGCCAAATTAGGAGGTCGCTGGTGGATCGGGTGGCCCTGGCCATTAGCGGCATTGAGTACGGCCTGGAACGGGACGAGGAAGCCGTCAACTGGGCGTCTGAAGCCCGCGCCGCAATCCTTGAGGTGGCGGCGTGGATGCGGGAGAACGATTGCGGATACAACGCTGTCCGCTGGCTAGAGCAGGAGGTCAACCGATGACTGACATCACTCGCTACAAACTTGACACTGCGTTCGCATCCCTGCGCACATTCGATCACCTCGCCAAGCCCGATGACTTCATTGAAGTGTCGCTATGGCACAACGGAGAGGGCTTTGATGCCCACCTGAGTAGCCATGCCGAACAGTGCATCAGGCTCTCGTGGGCAGAGTTCAAGGCCCTGAAGAAACTCGTCAAGGAGCTGGACAAATGACACGCCTTATTTCCCCGCCGGCTGAAGTCATCCGCCAATGGGAAGCCGAATGGGACACCAACGGTGCTGCCCATTGCGACAAAGCCCTCTACATCGCGGCAAAGGCTGCAACCTGGGGCGCAAAGTCCGCCATCGAGTGCGCCCTGAAGGACACTGCCTCATGTCATTGGCGTGTTGCCGACGGCCCCGAAGATGGAGTGCAGCTTGTGCGAGCCAGTGATTTGATGGCTTGGGCTGCTGCCATTGGCAAGCGTTACGAGGTGGAGCAATGACCCACCCTGTAACCCCACCGCCGGAGCTGGTGCAGCAGTGGCTTGTCGAGACCTTAGAAAAGTTTGGCATCGAGAGTCATTACTACATCGCCACCCGCGCCGCCCAATGGGGCGCCGACCAGGAGCTGGAGGAGTGCTCTGAGTGGACCCAGGGTTACGCCGAATGCGGCGATTCACTCCGCGCCGCCCGCCGCCCTAAGCCGCCGAGCTTGAAGGAGCAGGCGCTGACAGTTCTTGAAAGCGTTGCAGTTCACGAGCTTTACGGCAATGCAACAGCTGATAACCGCCTGTCTGCCGATGACATGAAAACCATCCGCCGCGCAATTGAGGCCCTGCCTGATGAATGAGCAGCACATCAAGCGCCGCAAACTCAAAGCCGGCTACCAAATCTCTTGCCGCAAGGGGCTGTGGAAGGTGATTGCACCTGATCAGCAAATGGCCGAGCGTGAGGCTAATCACTACTGGTTCCAATACTTCTCTGATGGTGAATACAATGACTAACCCCGCCCCCGCCGACTGGCGAGCGCTGTGCGCTGAGCTATTCCAGGCTGTTCAGCTCTACACCGGGCAGAACCCCACTGCAGCAGATACACCGCCCAACGACTTGGTTTCTCGCTTGATGGACGCTATGGCCGCAACCGCCGCAGCCCTGAAATCCCTGCCCGATGACTGATCAACAACTGTTTCTCCTTTGCGGAACAATTGCTCTTTGCGCAGGTTCAATTGCAAATTCACTTGGCCTAGCAATTTTCGCAATTGCCTGCTTCCTTGCTTTTCTCGTTCTTTTGTATAAGCAGATCGTTGACTGACCTAACCCCCACCGATTTCCGAGCGCTGTGCGCTGAGCTGCTAGAAGCAGTTGGAGACGACGTTATTGACACCAACGACGGGCCAAGATTCCAGGCCGTTGTAGATCGCGCTCACGCCGCCCTGGCCCAGCCCGAGCCGCAAGAGGCAATGATTCCAGATCAATACAAAGGGTATCAAGTGCATGTGTACCGAGCTGGATTTCATGCTGGCTACACGCATGGACTGACTCGGGCTAATGCAGCCCTGGCCCAGCCCGAGCCGCAGGGGCCGGGTAGTTATGCGCCCTTCATCGTCAAGCACTACAGCTCCGAAGACCGCCCCTCGATTAAGGGCAACGGTTTCGATGGGCTCGAAGTCGGAGAAGACCGACAGGAAGCGGAAGAGTTTATCAACTGGATCAACGCTCGTCTTTTTCCTGGCACTATCCGCCCCGCCATCGAGCCGGTGCCGCAGCAGGAGGCTGAGTGATGACTGAGCTATCGAAAGAGGCCCAGGCGGTGCTGGACGCTCTCTACATGGAAGAGCTAAATGGACCGCAGCAGATGATGGCCCACGCTCACGCCGCCGCTGCCTTGCGAGCTGCAGCTGAGCAGTTGCATCACGACCCAGGACAAAGCCATCAAGTCGGCGGAATCATTACGTCTCGGCTGCAACTCCTTGCCATCGCCGACGAGCTGGAGGGCCAGTGACCACCCACCGCCACGAGACCCAGGCCTGCCGCCTCGTCTCCATCACCGGCCTCTACTACACCCCCAAAGGCACCTTCTCCCCCGACCCCGCCCACGCCCTCACAACAGACCGCTGGCTCCTAGAACGCCATGCCGCCAAACTGAATACCTCGACCGTGATCATCCGTGCAGCCTGACGCGATCACGTTCAACGTCGATGGCATGGAGCCCGCCACCCAAGGCTCTAAGCGCTCAATGCCCAACGGCGTGATGCTCGAAACCAACAAGCGCCTCCGCCCCTGGCGCTCCCATATCTCAGACGCCGCAATCTCCACCAAACACCCCCTCACTCGCTCCCCCGTCTCCATCTCCATCACCTTTCGCTTCCTCCGCCCCCAGTCTCACTTCAACAAATCCGGCCTCACCAGCAAAGCCCCTTCACACCTAACCTCCAAGCAGAAAGGGGACATCGACAAACTCAGCCGTGCCGTCCTTGATGCCCTCACTGGCACTCTTCTTCACGACGATTCTCAGGTGGTTCAGCTCTCCGCCCACAAGCGCTACACCACCCCAGACGAGCGCCCCGGTGCTCTCATCACCATCATCCCCTTGGCAACCTAGCCCTAACAACAGCCTCGCCATGGCTGAACCCTGGTCCGTCGTCGCTGAACACCCCGCCACCGGCGATCCCTTTGGGCTCGTCATCGAAGACGACTCCACCTTCGCAGAAGCTGAATACATCGCCCGTCAGATCCTCGGCACCTTCCGCCTCACTGGTCACTTCCTCCCCACCGCACCACTACCCACCACCGAAGGCCACCACCTCTTCCTCTACTACCTCCAGCCCAACGACACCCCACACCTCGCCACCATCTGGGCAGACTCCCTCGCTGATGCTGAGCTGCGCCTCAACATCCTCGCCGCAGACGGCATCCTCTTCATGCCCTCCCCCGGTTAAACTCCGCCCATGGCAAAAGAGCGCGGCCACTACAAACTCAATGCTGCTCTTATTGAAAAAGCAGCTGAACTTGCAGCACTTGGATGGTCCCACAAAGCCATCGCAGAAGCCTGCAGCGTCTCCGAGCAGCAGTTCTGCGAGTGGCTTGGCAATGCACGTGGCCCCGAGCCCACTGAGCTTGAAGCCGAACTTTCCGTGGCAATACAAGAGGCCAGCCTCTCTGGTGAACGCCGGCTCGTCGCCAAGATCGCTGATGGCGACACCCGCGATGCTCAGTGGCTCCTGACTCATTCCGTCCGCTGGCGTGATCGCTGGTCTGATGCCGCTGCCACCCGCCGTGAAGTGATGAACACCCTGGCCGCTGTCGTTCAGGTTGTTCAGCAGTCCGATCTCACCCCCGAACAGCAAGACCACCTCCTCCTGCGGATGCAGGCAGCAGGCCTGGCTAGTGCTAGCTGATCCAATCGCTGCGGCTCGTGCGCAGCTCCAGCTCGCGCAGCGCGGAGTTGCCAGGCCGAAGGATGCTGACGCCCTTCTGTCCCGCATCTACAGCGACCTGCACCCCAAGCAGCAAGCCTTCATCAACGACACCCATCACAAGATCGTTGCCCTCTGTGCTGGCTACGGCAGCGGTAAAACACGTGCCCTCTGCGCCAAGGCCCTGCACCTGGCCGTGGCCAATCAGGGCTTCATCGGCTGCGTCATGGAACCGACCGGCCCCCTCATCCGTGACATCTGGCAAAACGACTTTGACGACTTCCTAGAGGCCTACGAGGTTCCCTATACCTTCCGCGCCTCACCACTCCCTGAGTACGTCCTGCACCTGCCAGGTGGTGACACCAAAATCCTGTGCCGCTCCTTCGAAAATTGGACACGCCTCATCGGCCTCAACCTTGCCTGGTGTCTCGCTGACGAGGTGGACACCGTATCCAAGCCCCTAGCGCAAAAGGCCTTTACCAAGATCCTTGGCCGCCTGCGCTCCGGCAACATCCGCCAGTTCGCTGCTGCCTCGACGCCAGAGGGCTTTGCCTGGATGTACGAGAACTTCGGCACTGAAGAGGCCCAGGCCAGGGAAGACCGGCACCTGATCCGGATGCGCACCTACGACAACCCGCACCTGCCGCCGGACTTCATCGACACCCTCAAGGCCAACTACGACCCCAACCTGCTGCTGGCCTACCTAGAGGGCCAATGGGTAAACCTCACCACCGGTCAGGTATACGACCGCTTTGATCGCCTCAAGCACGTCACCCCAGTCACTTGGGACCATGACGAGACGATCCTGATGGGCTGTGACTTCAACATTGGCAACTGCAACGCCGTGTTGGCTGTCCGCCGTGGCCGTGAGCTGCACGTGTTTGATGAGATCAGCGCTGCCCATGACACCGATGCCATGGCCCAGGAATTGCGCCGCCGCTACGGCAAAGCCCGCGTGATGGGCTACCCCGACGCCTCTGGTGCCGCCCGCAGCACCAACAGCTCCCGCAGTGACATCGCCATCCTTGAGGCCTACGACATCCACAACATGGCGCCCAAGGCCAACCCGCCCGTGCGGGATCGGGTTTCTGCGGTGCAGGCCCTGCTGGAGAACGGCAACGGTGAGGTGCGGTTGTTCATTGACCCCAGCTGCAAGCGCACCATTGAGTGCCTAGAGCTGCAGAGCTACAACCTCAAGGGCGAGCCGGACAAAGAAGCCAACTACGACCACATGAACGATGCCCTGGGCTATGTGGTGCATCGCACCTTTGAGGTGGGCCGTGCCACCACAGGCAAGGCGGTGCGTGGGGTGCGCCTCTACTGATCACGGAAACCTAGGCCTAAACACCAGACGTGCATAATCTCGCTGCCACCACCAATCTGAACCTGGCCCTGACCACACTCAGGAACCTTCAGGTTCATGATCCCGGCATCGCCTGGCAGCGCATGGAGTCACGCTGGCGACTTATTGAACAGCTCTCCCTCGGCACCCTTGGGATGCAGGCGGCCGGCAAGCGCTACCTGCCCCAAGAGCCCAACGAAGACGACGAGAGCTACAAGGCCCGCCTAGAGCGCACCGTCTGCCCGCCGTACTTCCTGCGCCTAGAGCAGATGCTGGCCGGGATGCTGTGCCGCAAGCCGGTACGCCTTGATAACGTCCCCGACACGATCCAAGAGCAGCTCTACGACGTAGACCTCTCCGGCTC